AAGATGAGAACCTGACTACGTGAAACAGCCTAAAGCGTACTACGATGTAAAGGGAAGCAAGGCGCGTATCGTTTGCTTGCAGGGAGGGAGTCGAAGTGGCAAGACCTATTCAGTTTTGCATTGCCTGTGCGAATGGTGTTACACGTACCAAAACTCACAGTTTACTATAACCATCATACGCAGAAGTTTTCCTTCGCTTCGTGCTAGTGTGATGCGTGACTTCTTCAACATCATACAAGAGGCAGGGTGGTATCAAGAGAAGCACCATAACAAGACAGAGAACACGTACAATCTGTTTGGTAACCTAGTACAATTTATAAGTGCCGATCAGCCCGACAAATTTAGGGGCGCAAAGCACCATTTTGTTTTTCTCAATGAGTGTACAGAATTGGCAAAGGAGGTTTTTGTCCAAATTTCTATGCGTACCCTATATAAAATTTTCATCGACTTTAACCCGTCAGAAGAGTTCCATTGGATTTATGACACGGTGATACCTAGGGATGACTGCGACTTTTTTAAGTCTACCTACCTGGACAACCCGTTTTTAAACAAGGAGGTAATAGATGAGATTGAAAGACTCAAAGACACAGACGAGAATTATTGGAGAATCTATGGACTAGGGGAAAGGGGCATAAGCAAGGAAACTATATTTCAAACGCACGTCTACGACGAACTGCCTGAGAACGCAAAGCACATAGCATATGGCTTAGACTTTGGATTTGCTGCTGACCCTGCGGCATTGGTTCGAGTTAGTCAAAGGGGAGATGAACTGTACATGGAGGAGTTGATATACAGCGGAGGCTTAACCAACCAAGATTTAGGAGAGAAGTTTAGGACATGGGATATAGGGAGGCATGATGAAATCATAGCAGATAGCGCAGAACCAAAAAGCATAACTGAGTTATCGCGCATGAACTTTAACGTGAAGCCTGCGCGTAAGGGAGCAGACAGCATACGCAATGGCATTGACATAATGAGAAGGCACAAGCTGTTCATCAAGTCAGACAGCTTGAACTTGCAGAAGGAGTTTAGAAATTACAAGTGGAATACTGATCGTGATGGTCGTATACTTCCACAACCTAGGGACGCTTGGAATCATGGCATCGACGCTGTGAGATACTGCTGCCTTAACAAACTAGCACACAGAAACCGTTCATACTACATAAGATGAAAGTAAGCCTACCTGAAGGTTACCACGAAATAACCATAGAGCAATACCAAAACGTTTGGAAAGCATACGAAAAATCTATGAATGCTCACGAGTCAGTACGACTAGCTATCGAGTGCTTAGGAGGACTAGAGCCTGGTTCGCTAAAAAATGCACAATGGCACGAGATAGAAAAGGCAGGAGAATTACTTGCATGGTTTATTGCTGACCCTGACGCTTCGACTATGAAGCAACCATTGCAACAAAAGGTTATGCTTGATAACAGATGGTATGGGTTTATTCCTAATTGGACTACGCTAACAGTAGGAGAATTTGCAGACCTTGATACGTATTGTAACCAAGGGATGTTTGATAACCTGCACGTCATTATGTCCATTCTTTACAGACCAATTGTGCTTGAACGCCATGACAGTTACGAGATAGAAACATACGTCCCAAGCAAGGAACGAAAGGCAAAAATGCTTAACTTAAAAATGGATGTAGCTATAGGCGCATTGGTTTTTTTTTGCAACATCGAAAAGGAATTAGCCATCACTATGCAACGCTCTTTGAGCAAAAAGGAGCAGACAAAAAAGCCAAAACAATTCACAGTAAATGGGGCTGGTTCTCAACTATCTACGAACTAGCCGATGGTAACGTGTCAAACATGAATGCGGTAACAGAACTTTATATAGAAGATGTACTGACGTTCCTTTCTTATGAAAAGGATGTAGCAGTACAAAAAAACATAAGCATCGATGCAAACAATACAAGACATTAACAACGCCTTACAAAATATTGTAGATAACCACGATCAGCTAAAAAGTTTTCATACGTATACCATCGATACGTTGGACATGGAAAAGTTGAACGTGACTGATTACCCGTTGCTGTATGGACAATGTACTGGAGCGACAATGGAAGGCGGGGCTACTGTTTTTACTTTCGAAATCATTGTAGGAGACTTAGTGATTGAAAAACAACAGGAAGTCATGACTGAGGTTTACACAGAAACGTATTTAATCTTGCAAGATGTAGTATCTCAGTTCGTGTTTAACGTTAGTCAAAGCAGCGAAATCTCTAATACTTGGAGTTTTGAATTGCCGTTAAACTGCACACCGTTTACAGCCAGGTTTGATAACCTGCTTACAGGGTGGAGTACGCAGTTTGATATTAAGCTGCCTACGCCATTGAATCTCTGTATTGCCCCCTATGACTAAGTTAGAAGTGCAAATAAATGTAGGCGATAATACATACTTGCTGAAGATGCCTAAGTTTTTACGAGCCGTAAACGATTTGGGAGGAAGCGTTGTGTCAAGAGCAAGAAACATTTTGTCAGAAAAAGACAAGGTAGTTACGGGTGCTTTATCAGATTCGTTAGACTTTGAAATACTAGAAACATCAACGGGAATTACTTTGTCTTTTGGTGGTAGCGTCCCTTATTGGGATTTCGTAGAGCAAGGAGTTAAAGGCGCAGCTTTATCAGAAAAAGCACCTAACAGCGAATATCAATTTGGAAGTGGGACGGGTCAGAAGGGAGCGTTGAAGCCTGCTATTAGAAAATGGATAACGGATCGAGGCATAAGTAATCAATCCTGGAGAGATAAAAAAGGAAGGTTTTTGAGTTACGATGCTATGTCGCAAAGGATAGCAAGAAGCGTTTACTTGACAGGCATTAAGCCAACAGGTTATTACGCACTAGCATTTGACCAAACCGAAAAACAAGCAGAACGAAAACTAGGCACAGCCTTAACAAACGATTTGCAAGTCTTTTATGAAAGTAACTTTGGAAAGGAATACACAATCATTTACAATATCGGATAATGGCATATAACGTAAATCAGACAAGCACAGGGTTGCGCGGTTCGTATGATGATTTAATCTACGTGTTTCAAGACACATTAAATACAGCAGAGCCTAAATACAGGTATGCTTGCGATGTAAATGTAGACGGAGTGTCAAAGGCTACTCTTTTTCAATTGCCTAATAACGCAGACTGTGCAGTATTTAATCCTCGAATTATTGCAGCGCAGTTTGTAAAGCCCGATGAGAACAAGTGGTTTCTAGGTCAGTCATTAGGTAATTTACTTAGCACAAACACAAGTGCATTTAAGACAGTAACGATTATACCTGGCTATCAATACGCAACATCTGCAAATTTAGAACCTACCCTTACATTGCTTGGTGCTTCTTACCATCAAACTGTGCAATTGGTGTCAGGCAATTTTACCTTACCTACGTCAACGGTAATTGAAACGACAGACAGCGCACAGTACATACCCGATGATTCTAATGCTTTGTTTCTTTCTGATGCGCCATTGGTAGCAGGCGTATATACAAACTACGTAGTTTACGACACAGGCAAAACGAATTGGGCAGCTTTAGCCTTTATCAATACTTCCGCATCTACTGCAACCTATGTTAGAATTCGATACTTTAAGAACGCAACTCAATTAAGTACAACTGAAATAGAAAATAGCGTTGCCAATGGAGGTGTGCCACCAAGTACCGTAAGCGCAGATACAGAACGCCTACTGTACTTAGGTGTAGGTACAGCGAATTTAAATGGCTATTCAGGTCAATCATCACCAGCTAATCCCGCCAATCAATATTGGACTCATTATGAGATTACGCTATTAGACGGATTAGGCGGTAACGCAGTATCAGCTACCTATAGGTTTGAGCGTTTAGACTGCAACAAGTTCCAACAAGCAGGGGAGTTTTACACGTTGCATTGGTGGAATAGCAAAGGCGGCCTAGACAGTTTAGTCTTCAATGGCAAGTCGCAATTAAGCCAATCAATTAAGCGAACGGAGTATAGGCAAATTGGAGGCAATAGTTATGATGCAAATGGTCTAGGAGCAACGGCTTACAACAAGTACAGCTACGAAGAAGGCAAGACACAATCAAACATTATAACTACTACAACCTTTAGTTTAAGTACGGCGTTTGGGAATCCTGAAGTTCTTAGTCCCTTGATGATGTCGCTAATGAATAGCGAGCGCGTATACATGACAGGCAGCGATGACTACGGCACAAATTCTACGGGAGCAGATAAAAACAAAGCGGTACGAGTTGCAGTTAGCGACACATCGTTTCAACGCAAGACATCAGTTAGCGATGGTTTGACATCGTATCAAGTGCAGGTAGAAATTTCACGATTACGACCAACTAGGTAATGGTACAACTAATAGCTACTTCTCAAGACGGAAGCGACCAGGTACAATTAGACACGCCTAAAGTACCGATTCAGTTAAACTTTCATTTCCAAGACCTAGCAAATCCCTTTGCTAACCGAACGCCCTACAGCTTCAATTTTAAGCTGCCTGCTACCCGTGAGAACCTGAAGTTCTTTTCGTACTACTACGACTACAACGTTAGCTTAGGTACGTTTAAAGCAACAAAGCGAACTAACGTAGATGTCTACGACAACGGCATTTTGGTAATGTCAGGTATCATGCAACTGTTGAGCGCAACAGAAGACGAGTATACCGTAGTAGTTTTTGAGGAGTTAGCTAAACTGTTTGAGACGATTAAAGACTTATCGTGGGAGCAACTGTTTATCACAGAGGCAGGAACGGTAGATACTGATTTAGATCACAGTCTAACGTGGACAAACATAATCGACAGTTGGACTTTAACGAATGATGTTACGTCAGGTAACGTAGGAAATGGTGTCATTGTTTATCCTCTCGCTGACTACGGCCTAAACGCAACAAACAACGCAAACAACGAAGGAACGAGTACAGGCTTTACATACGCTGGGCCAGGAACGGGTATGGATAACAACAGCAACTATACTCAATCCTTAGCAGCTAAAAACTTTAAGCCTGCCATACGTATACAGTACCTAATTAAATACATTTTTGAATACGCAGGCTTTGTATACAACAGCACGTTTTTTGATAGCGCAGACTTTCAGAAGATTTATATGTTTCTTGCAACGGAAACAGAGCGCGTAAAATCAAGGGCTACATACGGATTTCGTACAGGGCTAACTACTGCTTATGATATACCGATTGCTCAAGCGGGCATATGGCAAAGCCTTGTGTTCGATTATGAAACGGGTAGTCCCTACTATGACCCTGACGGGCTAGTAACTAACGGAGTATTTACAGCACCCTATGACGGTTCGTACCTTTTAGCTACACGCTTATTCGTTAGAACAATTGCAACCACTAGTTCGACTGACTTTACAGTTAGAGTGCGTATGCAAGTAAACGGAGGGAATGCCACAAGCTATCCAATTTATTGTGACCCAACGGTAGTAAACACAGTTGATCATCAATACTGGCTAGACCTAAACGCGGGTGATGTGGTTTCTGTTTCTGCTCTTTCAAACAATTCGTTTGATACAGTACAGATTACATCAGATGTCACTAATGGGCAATCGTTTTTTAACCTCATTAATTTTTCAGGGTCAGTTGGTTTTGTCGATGTGTCTGCTAATTTTCCAAATGATGTAACCGTCGATAAGTGGTTGAAAGCCATATTCGAAAAGTTCAACTTACGCATGGTTACTGATCGAGATTCAGTAGGCACTATATATGTTGAGCCGTGGAATGATTGGTGGGACTCAGGAGAAAAAAAAGATTGGACAAACAAAGTAGACGCAGACAGCGTAACGATTGAGCCAACGACTAAGTATCAAAAAAAATCAATTACGTTTGCAGACGGCGAAGGCGATGACTTTTTGAATCAATGGTATCAGCACCATAACCAACGAGTAAAAGGAACGTACATATTTGAGAACGAAGACAATGATTTTTCTACAGGCGAAATGGAAACGAGCGATATTTTCCAGCCTTTACGCAATAGAAAAATATATACATGGATTCAAAATACAGGTACAAGTCAAGTACCTAACGTGCTTTGTCCTGCTTTTTGGGTTTGGTCTGACGGGAGCAACGGGAGCATTTACATTAAAGAATCTGTAGCCTGTAAGCCTGTGCTTGCGTATTACAACGGATTGCAAAATATAGGCAACGGAGCGACATTTAACTATGGAGGTACAGCGGGTACGACCTTTCCATATTTTGCTGAATACAATACATACGGAGTAACTACAGCTACTCAGTCTTTAAGGTGGGGCTATTCTTACCCTGACAATTTAGAAATGCCTGCGGTAGGAGGATACACAAATAAATATCTGTTTACTACGTACTGGCTACGTATGATGAACGAAATCTATAGTGATCAAAGCCGATTGATGACTGCCAATTTTTCGCTGAACGCTACAGATATATATGATTTAAAGTTCAACGATTTCCTGTATATCGAAGGTGCATATTGGAAGCTGCTAAGTTTAAAAAACTTTACGCTTGACGGGGAGAAGCTATGCAATGCAGAACTAATCAAAGTCATTGATGCACCTGCTGCTAGAATCGATGGTAACTGCGCCTTACAAGTTGATTCATTTAATGATGATGGAACGGTCAATTTCATCGATGCTAAAACGGGACTGTCAGCACCTGCTACTGCTGAATGCTGCACAATAAATGGTTACGTTTGGAGCGAATCAGCGCAAGAATGTTTTATTTCACCAGGTAACGAAAATGGCGGCGGCGGCACAAATCCAATTGGAACTTACCCTGAACCTATTAGCGGATTTATAAACGCACAAACAGGATTGGGTATAGGGACAAACGTTCCTGTGCAGGCTTTTAATTCTACTGAAATATCGGGCGGCACATATAGCTTAGAATTGTTTGCACAAACAACAAGTGCTTCAGCAGTTGCAGCTGCAAGTAATCAAGGGCTATCGTTGTTTAATGTAGGCGATGACAGCATAACGTATATCACATACGACATTACGACAATTGAAGTAGGGGGAGGCAATGGAACGTTAGGAAACACAGCAAACTTTACGGCGCGTACAGCTATAGCTAACACAAGGTCATCAGCCGCAGTAGGTTGTACTCTACGAACAATAGGCAACCCAACAATTATAAATAATGAGAGTGACGGAGGCACACACAGCACAATCAGCATAGGCATTAATCAGCGATCGGCAGGTGCTACAGCTACGTATTCTTTGCAATGCACAGGCCAGGCAAATGTAATTGAGCAATGGTTTATCCGTGCAACAGTACAAGTAGTTCAAATCAATGATGCTGAAGTAGTTTTAGAAACGCCTGCTTACTTCAATTTGTCAAGCACTACGGCAATTACTTTAAATGTCAGCCCTACACAAACCTTAGCCTTTAACGGTGGGGGGAGTGCGCCGTCTCCTCCTCCTGCGTTTACGGGATTATTAAACGAGAGTTACGGAAGCGGAGCAGCTGCGGCATATTCTACGCGAAGGCTAAACGGCAACATTACCGAGTGCATGGTGATTCGTAGGGCATCTGATTCTACTACTCAAACGATTGGGTTTGACGGTTCAGGAAACATCAACGAGGCAGATATTATTTCGTTCTGCACAGGCACAACTTGCACGGTTTATCAATGGCTGGATCAGTCAGGAAACGGGAACACGGCAACAGCGGCGGCGCAAGCTAACGAACCGACGATATACACGGGCGGGGCGTTGGTGAAGGACAACGGAAAAGTAGCGGTCGAATTCGACGGAAGCAACGACATTTTAAAACAAAGCGGTGGGATATTGAACGGGCTAAGTTCTTATTCTTTGTTTTCTACTTTCAACCCATTGACAAGCGCAACAGCTTACGGGGCTTATTTACATCAAGCCGTAGTTAGCACTCCGTTTAATAATACTTTTCAATTGCGGAGAGATAACGCAAACGACCGATTCAATCCAATTTCGGGGCAATCACTACCGCTTCAAAATACTACTTCACCAATCAATAATTTGCAGTTGCTTGTTTCAATGCTGAGGAATGGAGCAACGACCAACAAAATATATCAAAGCGGCACTTTTGAACGTAACCTTCATTTAAACAGCTATACAATAAACGCGGGAGATTTTGCAATTGGTGGACGTTCAAATGATATCAATTTTGCATCTATGAAGGCGCAAGAGTTTGTTATCTACGGCAACGACAAATCCACCGACCGCACTTCGATAGAATCCAACATCGGCGGCTACTTCACCCAAAACACGCCACTACTCGACACGTATACAGGAGCGGCGGCTTGCTATTCTTTGCGATTGATGCGCACCGCCTACACGGGTGCTTTAATTCGAGTCAGACGCAGTAGCGACAATACAGAACTTGACATAAATGCGAACGTATTCGGTGAACTCGATACCGTTTCGCTTTTGG